CGCGCGTACCCGCGCCCCCCAGCTGGATAAGCTGGGTGTGTGGGGTAAGGACAAGAAATATCTGTCCTTCACGGTTCCGAAACAACTTGCTTCTGGCAAGATTGTTCCCAATGTCGTTCGCGTGGAACGCGATATCCATCCGGAGACGACCGCTGCGGAAGCGAATGAGATGTTGCTCATCGCTGCCCAGCTCTGCGTCGACGTGGATACGGCAACCTTCTGGAGTGTCGGTTCTCTGTCCTAAAGGCAGTCTACCAATACCATTGGGAGTGTTGGTTCGCTGTCCTAAAGGCAGTGTACTAATACTCTACCATGAGACGCGGGCCTCTAAGTCCGCACATGCTACGACAGACGATCAGAAAGGAGAGTCAAATGGGAACACGGAAAGAAAGCGCCGTATCGACCCGATCGACAGACGTCATCGCGCGGAAAATTGCGCTGACGATGAGGGAAGACCTTGGTCTAGGTCACCAGTATATCGGTGACCCGAGACTTTGGTCAATGGCATACACTCCACTCGATGGTCTCCGCTTTAAGCGGCACTACCAGCTTGTGGAGCTCTTTAAGAAGTATACGTTCGAAAACGACGTGTACACTCCGGCAGAAGTGCTTGAGATGTCTGTGAAGAAATTTATGGACAATCAAGAACGGCTTGCTTCCTTTTCACCCAACCTCGATCCTCTCGTGAGAGAAATCGTGTTTAGGGCGAAGGGCTGGATCGACCGTCTCTTAGGAGACTATGACCTAGAGGAGCATCTTGAAGCGTGTTATTGGCCTAAAAAGGCATCTGTTGGTGTTCCACAACGTAAGGCCACCTTGGAAAACAGGTGGATGACGGACATCACAGGTTCGGCCTATCACATAGACTGGTTTAAACGGTGTTATTTGCCGTGGTTCAATCAGCCTAGAGCGTTCGCAGAAAGTTTGAACGTGCGTGAAATCGGCTACCTTAGTGCTGTGTTAGTTAACAAGACTTTCAAGTCGAAACGGATGATCGTGCCAAACAGCTCTATTGGAGGTTTGTATTCCAATGGGTTGGGAGCGGTTATGACCGAACGACTAAAGAGCGGTGGCTTTGACCTTAGGGTGCTACCCGAAAGGCACAAGCTTTATGCCAGAAAAGCGTCTATCGACGGTCAGACTGCAACAGTCGACCAGACGATGGCCTCCGATAATATCACAACTTGGCTTGTCGAGTTGTGCTTTCCTTTGCGGTGGGCGAGAGTCCTCCTAAATGGACGGATAGGCTGGTTGGAAGTAGAGAACGAACTCATTGATTCGCCGACGATGTCGACGATGGGTATCGGATTTACTTTCCCACTTCAGATGGTTTTGTTCCTGGGACTGACCCATGCTTGTCGTGATTACCACGAGGAGCTATATGGCAAAATCGCCACGGATCGCACGATCAGTTGCTTTGGTGACGACTTGATATGCCCTGTCGTGTTGAAAAACATGATAGAGCACGT